GACATCAACAAGTTTTTCGTAGACAGTTTAGGTGCGTTAGTGTTTGGCACGTTTTTAGTAATCCTCGCAACAATCACTTTATTATTAGTCCCAGTAGTACCACTTAATTAAAATGAACTACAAAATTAAACTAGAAATAGTAAATGAAGACACAGATGAGGTAATAATCCAGGATAATACTTTTGTAAGTTTAGATAACATTACTTCCGCAGAAGATAGTTTTTACCGCCTTTTAAGGAACTTTGAAAAGCAACTAAAAAAGGAACAGCTGATTGGCGAAGATGCCGAGGAATATTTAGCTGAACTTGCTGAAAGAGAGTTAATCCGACGTAGATTATTAGACGAAGTGGTCGATAAAGAAATTAAGGAGATAAAAGAAAATGATTAAAGAAATTGACCCAATTTTCACGGTTAAGGACGAAAAATCGTTAAAGGAGTTTATCCAAGACGAAAAGGATAACGTAGAAATCTACCGCCTTAAAAAGCAAAAAAACGGAATGGCTAGAGTAGTTTTAGCTCATAAGTTTGGCGAAGAAGGTGCAGACGGGTGTCCTTGTAATAATTGTGCGTAAAGATAAATAAATATATGACAATAGAAATCCACGGGAAACAGTACGTTACAGTAGCAGAAAGATTAGTTATGGCACACGAAGACGGGCTTGTAAGTGTACATACCGAAGTATTAAGTAATACACCAGTAGTGATTAAAGCCACCATATCCACTAAAACAGGGGTTTTTACAGGAATATCCGCCGCTAACCCTAATAAGGCTATTGAAAAGGCAAGTCCTTACGAGGTAGCCGAAACAAGTGCAGTTGGTCGAGCGTTAGGTTTCGCTGGATATGGTGCGACAGACGGGATAGCGACAGCAGACGAGATTAAAAAATCAGAAGATTTGCCATTTTAAAAAACTATATGAACGAACCAATAAAATATTTTTCACTGTTTAAGAACGACAAGAAGAAAGAAACACAACCTGATTATAAAATATCAGTAAAGGTGGGTGATGTTTATATGGATGCTGGTGCTGGTTGGGTTAAAGACGGAAAGAAAGGGAAATATCTATCTTGTAAACTAAATGATGAATTCCACTTAACAGTCCACACGAAGCCAATGACGCCCGAACAAGAAGTGGAAGAACACGAGAAGGAAGTACCACCAGCAGAATATGAGGTCGATGGGAAGGTAGTAAGTTCAGCAGACATACCGTTTTAAATGAAAGATAAAAGTTTAAAACACTCTTTGTATCTCTACTTAAAAGCCCGTCAAGAAACGTGGATAAACGGCGGAGAGTTAGAAAAATACGCAGAGGGGTTAGGCTTTAAAGGAAGCAACGCAAGTCGTAGGTGCAGAGAGCTAGTAGGTGAAAAAATAGAACGAACAGAAATGGCCATAAATGGTGGAGTAAAAAGTGTTTACTACCGATACGTTCCTAGTGAATATGAAGTTATGCACCAAAGAATAAAGACGGGTGAATTATCAGAAGCTAAATTACAGCCACGTTTAATATAATATGAAGCAAAAAACATTAAAAATAAAAGTATATCCCCAAGTAAGGGTATACCCCGAAGAGTTAAAGGTAATAAACAAAAAGGCAAAGGAAGCCGGTAGCCAAATGGAAGCAGTAAAATTATTAGTAACGTGTAAGTGTAAAGTAGATTAAAAATAATAAAATAAATATATGTACACAAATCAAAATGGGGAAGCAAATGCAGATAAAATAATCAAGCACATAATAATTGTGATTGTTGGTTTAATAGTTCTCTTTGGTTCATTCGGAACTGTTGGTGCAGGTGAAAGAGGTGTTAAGACACGTTTTAGTGCTGTTGTAGGAACAGTTGAACAAGGATTATATTTCAAGTTACCTTTAATTGAAAAAGTTAGACATTATCAGTAAGTAAAAATATATGATTACATACAGAGATAGAACATTTTGTGCCAGTGAAGTAGAAAAGCATACTTGTGGAAGAGAATTAACCGAAGAAGATAAAAAGAGAGCGGAAGAAATAGGCTTACCGATAGCTTATGGGAAGTTTTGCGAGATTACCAGTAAAGAGATGAGAGTAACACTAAAGGAAAATATGGGCAACGCAAAAAAAGGAGAAGTCTTTGTTCAAGGTCTATATGGTGTTCCTGATTACTACAAAGATACTGAAGATACACCCGAAGATTGGTATTGGGCTGAAACTTCAAAAAGAGAGGATAATAGATTTTTACCTGCGAGTTGTTTTAGGGAACAAAAAATAGACAGCACCTCAGCACCAAGTGCTTTTACAATTGAAAACTAGCTCTTAATTTGGTATAATACCAACAGTCATAGGAATTATCGAAGGGCATTGTTAAAGTAACGACTCACATATTTTTACAGTAAAGTAACCGATACACAAACAATTTCCTTCCATGTTTCTTATATTAGTCCTTTGACAATCAGTGGTTGATTCTATGTTGGGGTGGGCGGAAGCCCCGTGGGGATTTTGTTTAAGCTGAACATTCACCCCTTTCTCGGCAATGTGTACACAAAAGCTGAAAACCCTAACACAGAGTCAATCACAGTGGTTGATTACTTTCTGCGGTAGGCGAAAATAGAGAGACGCTATATCTTACATAAATTCCGTTGTAGGACGAACATTATACTACTGGTTGATAACCCAATGTGAATGCTTGACGGAGCTATGACTTTAAGTCAAATTGAGACATAAAAACCTTGCAAGGTGACCATTAAAAAGAAATCCTTGCCCGCAGAACGTAGTCAATCACACGAAAGGAGGACAGAACCATGCACCACATCTCAATCCTCTGTAATCTGTGTAAAAGACAGATAGGCACAGGGAAGTATCAAAAGTACCACGATGAACAAAACGGCATGACCTATTACTGGCACGCCGACCTCATTAACAACTGTGCCGAAAAGGTAAAACAAAAAGTGATAGCAGAGTATCTAACTGCAATCACACTCGCCAAGCGTGGGAGAATTAAATGAAGAAGACAAAGAAGCTTCATTTTAGTTATCACCACAAAAAATGCAGAAGCAATGGTGGAACAAACGAACCAGAAAACTTGGTTCACGTTCCCGACCACCTTCACCGAGCGTGGCATTGTCTTTTCAACAATCACACGCCACAGGAGATAGCCGACATCATCAATGCTGTCTGGCTTGACCATGACTTCACCTTCAAAGTAGAAAGGAGGAGGAAATGATTGACGATTGCGTAATCTGCGGTAAGGAAACTTCCTCCGAGAGCTTAGGTGTTCCAATCTGCTCAAACAAGGAATGTGTCAAAGAGTGGTTTGCCCTTACTTACATAGAACGGGTGAACTTAATCGCACAGTATCAATCCATGAAAGGAGACGGGGAATGAAATGTTACTACTGTCGCCACGAGATAACCGAGTTGGAAAGCTCATCTTGCGTTCCCTCGGAAGTCAAAGACCAGAACTACGTTTTTCATACGCCCTGCTACAAGAAGTGGGAAGAAGAAAAGCGTTGGGAAAAGGAAATGCAACGCCTTGCGTATCTTGCGAGGCAAACTTAGAGAGGGGGTGGCCAAAATCTCCCGTGACTGGCGGGTTATCCAGTCAACCACAACAATTGTGTAGATAGACTTTTATCCACACAATTTTGAGTTATTTTTGTGTACATCTCAACTCTCAAGGAGAACGTGATGAAGATTTTACTTGCTTTGCTCGCCCTCGTGTTCACACCTGTCTACGCCCAAGAAATGCTCAAGGGCAAGGTGGTAATCGGACAAGGTATCTGCGACCTCAAAGATAAGGAATACAACTGCCTACTCGCCGTAGACCCCAAGAACCAAGACATCGGCTACCTCGTCCTCATGGCAAGCGACGGCCAACCCCTCGTGGTTATCGAGGCAAACATGAAGACAGGAGAAGCCAAAGAAGTATGGAACAGAAAAAGCTACATTTGACCCTAGTGGTCGCCTAGAGCCCTAACACGGCTCTAGTATTTATTTAAGTAAAATGGTATAATTAAGTAAATTATGGCTAGTGTAAGTAAAAAAACAGCATCTAAAACTGAGGCAGGTTTAAATCTTCAACAGGAAGAATTTTGTAAACTATATACTAATAGCGAATCAATAGACCGAGAGATGTTTGGTAATGGGGTGCAGTGCTATTTAGAAGCCTATGGGGATGAATATTTCGAAAGTAATAAGAAGCCAATGAGTTATTTATGTGCTATGGCTATGTCTTCTAGATTATTAACGAATGTTAAGGTTATAAATCGCATTAACGAACTACTTGAAGAGGGTGGATTTAATGACCAGAACGTAGATAGACAACACCTATTTCTTATCAATCAACACGCAGATTTGAAAACTAAAATGGCAGCGATTAAGGAGTATAATGCAGTAAAGAAAAGGGTTGAACCGAATAAGCAGACATTAGTCGTAACTATCTCTGGTGAATCAGCTAAGAGATATAATATTGCAACAGGATAAGATGTTTGACTTACATGAATTACAGAAGGTAGTTGCTCTTGATACTCATCGATTTAGAGTTTTGTGCTGGGGAAGACGTGCCGGTAAAACAGAACTAGCTAGAGACCAAATGAAAGCTAGGCTCACCATTCCTAGTAGTCGGGTTGTTTATGTGGCCCCGACTATCCAACAGGCTAGAGATATTATGTGGGAAAAGGTAAGGAATGAGTTATACCAAGCTGGTAAAATTAACGAGTCACGACTTGAAATAGAATTAGTTAATGGTTCGAAGCTATTTTTAAAAGGGTGGGAGGCCATTGAGACACTTAGAGGACAGCAATTTGACCTTATTGTTTTAGATGAAGTGGCTATGATGAGGAACTTTCAGTCTAATTGGCAGGAAATTATTAGACCGACACTAACCGACACAAAAGGTGAGTGTATGTTTATCTCAACCCCCAAAGGATTTAACCATTTTTATGATTTATATAACATGGAAGCGAAAGACAATGATTTTAAATCTTTCCATGCAACGACATATGATAATCCCTTTATCCCCAAAGAAGAGGTAGATAAAGCAGGGCTGGAACTAACTGATGACCGATTTGCTCAAGAGTATTTAGCTGACTTTCGTAAAAGCGAAGGGTTGGTTTATAAGGAATTCTTGCGTTCTCGTCACGTTTTTAAAAAAGAACCACAGAATATTATTAAAACTTTTGGTGGAGTGGACTTTGGTTTTACCAACCCTTGTGGAGCGGTAACTATTAAGAAAGATAAATATGCTGTCTATTGGGTAACCGATGAGTGGTATAAAACAAATCAAACGGATGCACAGATAGCTGATTATGTTTCAGCGCTAAAATGGAATGAATGTTATCCTGACCCTGAAAGCCCGTCTGGGATAGCAGAATTAAAGAAAAGAAATGTAAATGTCCGTGAAGTGATTAAAAACAAGGATAGTGTGAGAAACGGAATAAGCACAGTAAGAGAATTGTTCAAAGCAAATAGGTTGAGAATCCACGAATCATGTACAAATCTTATTTGGGAGCTTGAGACTTATTCATACCCAGATAGAAAACCCGACCACAACGAAGAGGAAAATCCGATTAAAGAGAACGACCATTTATTAGATGCCCTTAGATATGCTCTTACAATGGATAACGCCCTTACTGTTGAGCAGTATCATCCACCAATGTTTGATTACTCAGTGAATGACGAATTATCAACTAACCCAGCAGAATGAAAGCCATAATCCAACGAGGTAGAATTAGAGTAAGCCCAGTTCCTAAAGTAGATGGGTATAGGCTTTGGGTGTGGTTAAAGAAACCATTGACGAACGATAACAAACCATATGTTTATGCAGATGTAGAGAAAAATAAGAAGTTTTATGATTTACCTTGCCCTTTAGAAAATATTAACGGAGTAGTAATTGAGTTAAAATGACACTATCTGAAGCAGAACAAAAGATTATAGAGATACTACGAGAACTTAAACCTTTCGAGGTTGTGCGTATTGTCAAAGACCAACAAGGTAGACCAGACCATTACTTTGTTGAAAGAACACAAAAGGTGGTCATTAACAGTAATTGACATTGTGTAATATTTAGTAAAGTGGTATAATGTGTAAAATTTAATAAATAACGCCAACAGAAAGACTGGGGTGGATTAGCTTAATAGCTTTTCCGCCCTTTTATTTTAAATATGCCAAAGAAATTAGTTAAAAAAGAAACAAAAAAGGTTAAGGTGGAGAAACCTATAGCAAAACCCGTAGTAAAAAGTAAGCCATATCACTTGGAAATTCGTGTCAATGATGTAGATTTTAAAACCGATGCTAAAGACTTAGAAACAGCTTTGACTGAGTTTGTTAATAGCCCCGACTTCCCTGTAGGAGCGAAGACTAAGGCTTTTATTAAGTATTCTAAAGGGGGAAACGAAAGAAAGAAGATATGGCATACAAGGGAAGCTCGTAGAATGCTTAATTGCATTTCCCTTAAACCCAGTTATTTATCAATCTTAGCAGAGAAATTAACAAACGAACTTGTCTAATATGGAAGAGGTAGCAGAGAAAATACCTAGTATCTACCAGTATATTCTTGAAGAAGAATCAGCGTGGCGAACAGCCCGTGTTCCTTTGGCTTCAAATTGGAGGGATTGGAATATGTATGAACACATAGACCGTTCTTTTACATTAAAAAACTCACGCTTTTACAAAGGTCCGCAAGATTACACAAGACCTTTTGATAACATAATTATACCGATAGCAAATGTAAACTATCGAACAGAGGGATTTGATGTTAAGGAAGTTCAAATCTATGTAGACAATGCCGAGAATCACCACAAATCTTCCGTTGCTAGGAAGTTTCATAAGTGGTGGGCAAAAGAAAACGCCATAGACACAGCGATAGATGAATCAGTGGAATCTTATTTCGACTATGGTTTGGCTCTTTTAAAAAATGTAGACGAAGCAAGACCGGAAGTTGTACCCCTACAGCAAATAGCTTTCTGCGACCAAACGGACATAATGTCGGGGCCTATCTGTATAAAACACAACTACTCTATAGGCGAGTTGCTGGATTTTAAAGGTAAATGGAAGGCTACAGAAATAGACAAGACTGTTTTAATGGCACGCACAACAAGAGATGTTGACTCAACAGACGGAGATACCGTTAAAACCCCAGGCAAGTATATTGAAGTCTATGAATTGCACGGGATGTTTCCCGAAAGTTGGTTGGGAGAAGAAAAACTAGGGGAAGACTGGGAAGACACAGGTAAATACTCACCACAAATTCATATCGTTACTTACTATGTTTCGCCAGTGGACGGCAAAACAAAGAACGGTATTACTCTCTTTAAAGGCAAAGAGCCAAGACCGATATTTAAAGCACTCGTAAGAGACCCTATATTTGGCAGAGCTTGTGGTAGAGGTGGAATTGAAGAGTTATTTCATGCTCAGATATGGACAAACTTTGACACTATGCACATTCAGCAAATGATGGAAGCTGTGTCTAAAGTTCTTTTGAAAACTAATAAGAAAAAAGTTGCGTCCCTTAATAATTTCTCAAATATGAAGCATGGGCAAATTATTGACCTAGACGGAGATGGCACACTTGAACAATTGGTACTTCAGCCAATCAATAAAGCGGCTTTTGACAATGATGTAAATAAATGGGGACAAACTGGGAGGGTTATCGGAGCGGCATCCGACCCTGCGTTAGGGCTTAATCCCGTATCTGGCACACCACTTGGCACGACAGAAATTGTTACCTCGCAAGGTCAAGGGATACACGAATATAGACGAGGGAAAATATCGGTGTTCTGGGCTGAAGTCTATCGTGATTGGATATTACCTCATTTCTCAAAGGAAATTATTAAAGGTTCTAAGTGGTTAGATGAGTTTTCACTAAGTGAATTACAGGATATCGCTGACAAAGTGGCCACAAAAGAAGCGAACAGGAGAATTAAGCGAATGGTGTTTGCGGGGAAGGTTCTCTTACAGGAAGAGGAAGATATGTTTAAGGAAAATGTGAGACAAGAGTTTATGAAAGGTGGGGAAAAAAGGTTTATTGAATTAATCAAAGATGAATTCAGAAACTTGGCACTTGATTTAGAAATAAGTATCTCAGGGAAACAAGAAAACATGGCTGAGGTTGTAAGCAAACTTAATTCAGTCTTTAGGACACTGTTCACTCCAGGTGCTATCCAAGCAATCCAATCAAGTCCTGAACTATCCACCCTCTTAAACGATATATTGGAAAAGAGCGGAATGAATCAGATTAACTTCGGAAAAGGAAAAGCTCAAATGACACCACAAGCCCCACCACAACAATTACCACAGCCAGAATTAGCAACTTAATTAAATAATATGAACGATATATCAAACGAAATATTGAATGAAATAGAGACAGACAAAATCATTAACCTTGTCAAAGACCCAATACTTTTTAACGCTGTTAGAAAGTATGTGCTAGCAGTTTGCTACAAACAGGGAGTAGTAGAAAAGGGAGCAGAACACAAGGCAACAGTAAACTTTGCCCTAAATCTAGCGTGGGGTGCGACAACACCGAACGGTATGCCCCGAACGGATGAGGAATTGGGACAGAATCTTCGTGCTTTGACATACGCTATCCAGTTGGTCGAATCTGGATTTAAAGAGCTTTCAGAATTAAGAAAGCCAGAGGCGGAGATAGAATTAAAAGAAAATCCAGCAGAATAACATGACATTAAATTATAAAAATATAGTTGCAATAGCCATAGTATTTTCAGGAATTGTAGTATTGTCGGTTCTTTGGCAGACACCGGGACGGACTTCAGGAAGTGTGATGCCAGCGGGAGAATACCTTGCAACAACAACGGTAGGGATGGCTTCTGTCCAGAATGTGGTTTCAGCTAACCGTGTAGTCACGTTAGGCTCGATTATTGTCGCAAGTTCATCCGCAACTACATTCAAGGTATGGAACGCTACATCAACAACAGACAGCGCTTCTACTACTGTTTTTGGAATGAAAGCATCAATCAGTGAGGGGACATATACTTTTGACGCAGAATTACCAAGAGGATTGATAGTAGAAAAAACGACAGGTTTTAACGGGGACTACGTTATCACGTATAGAGTGCAATAGACGGTTCAATATCCGTTCAAAATATTACTTTTATTAAACCTTTAGAGAAACCGAACTCTTAAATCGGTAATCTGAAGAAACCATAACTTCTTAAAAATATGGAAGATACAAACGAGTTTGACATCGACTCTCAAAATGATGTCCAAGATGACATAGTTATTGAAGACAATGACGATGTCGATGTTCTTAGAGAGAAACTTTCACAAGTTTCCGAACAAAATAAGCAGTTGTTCGTGAGAACTAAAAAAGCCGAAGGATTCGAGCTTAGGGATGGCAAGTGGGTAAAACCTGAAAGGTCTGAAAAGACTCAAGGGGAGACTAAAGTCGACACCAAACCTCCTAAAGATTCTTCACAGTCAAGTGAATTAGATTACGGTCAACTAGCCCTCCTTCGTACAGAAGGGATAAAGGGTTCAGAAGAGGTTGCTCTTTTCAAGGAAATTATGACAGAAACGGGTAAGGGTGTGTTAGACGTCTTAGACTCTAACTACTTTAAATCACGACTGACAGACCTCCGAGAAACCAAGGAGTCTATGAACGCAATCCCTAAGGGGAGAAATCGTTCAGGACAAATAGGTGTAACTGACGTAGATGTCGCTGTAGCGAAATATAAGGAAGACGGCACATTGCCATCGGATTTCAAAACTCGCTCCGCAGTGGTCAAATCGTTAGAAGCAGAGGAATCTTCGGTCGGAATGTTTGAAGGCCCATCAGTTATAGGCCCAAACAGGAGATAATTTACTTGGCCTTACTAGCTTAAACAAATAAGCAAAATGGCTAATACATTTAATACAGGCACATACCCTACAGTATGGGCCACAGGTTTACAGGAAAGACTAACAGGCCCAACAAATTGGAAGGAAATTTGTGAAGTTCACATGATGAACGACTACACGTTGAACATACCTTACATGTCTACAGAGTTCTCACTTCAAAGTGGTACTCGTGGAACGGCTTATAGTCATTCCGACTTCGCACTTACTAACGACACATTGACAATTTCAGCTCAGGACATCGTTTCTGTCTTTTTAGACAGAGCAGATGCCGCCCAGCAAAAATTTGTCGGTGCGTTGGAAGCAGGACGAAGACAGGGAGACCTCATCAATGAGCGTGTAGAGGACTTGTTCCTCGCACAGCACGCTTCATGGACGGACTTCGGTTCGGATGGGGCAGGTGGATTTGGGTTGTACGCAACTCAGATTACCACTACCGTTGCTAATGTTGATTCAATTGCGAGAGCAATCAAGCGTGAAATCATCAAAGCAAAGGGTAGCAAAATCGCACGCAGAAACGGAATTGCTATCGTCTGGCGACCAGAAGACTTTGAGAAACTTGAGGAATCAATGGCTTCTCAGGGCTTCACCTTCGCTGACGCAGCACTTAGGGACGGCATCATGGATGCAGACGGACAGGGTAAGTACGCTTTTGGTGTATATCACTATGTCTCTGAATCTCACACTGCTAACCACGTTTTTGCAGGGGTAAGAAAAATCCAGCAAGTTGGACTCTTGAAGTCTACTTTCGGCAGGATTTTCTACAATCCAAACGCAATCAGCGCAGATGGTCCCCTATCAGGAGAGAGTCACGAGGCACGTCTTGACTATGGCTTCAACGCTAAGGCAGGATTAACCGCTGTTCTCTTTGACGTTAACGTAGAGTAATTACTAGAATCTTAATCGCAACTACAAAAATGAATAAAAACATAGGAGTAGCTTTGGTTGCGGTTTTAGTAATCGCAATCGTTGGGGCATATCAGTTTCCACAAGTTCAAAATGTTGTTGATAAAAGTTTTGGTGCAACTCCAGGACCAGACTTTTACAACCACGTGACGTTCAAGCAGGGGTTCACAGCTGGAGGCACAGCCGTTTCGACTACAACTGCTGAATCTACTGTTACCCTGACTTCAGCTACGCTACGCCCAGAAGTGACTTACATCACCTGGCTAGCTAACCTGGATACAACAGCCACTACAATGGCATCAAGTTCAGCACCTTTCTCTAGCTTAGCCGTTGGAGAAAAGCTCGAAGTTCTTGTTTACTCGTCAACTACTACCGCCGCTACGACAATAACGTATGCAGCAGGTACTGGTGTAGACTTACAAGAAGATGAAGGAGAGACCGTTATACAAAACGGACTTGAAATTGCTCGATTGACTTTTGTCAAGAAAGCAGATACCGACATCTTAATGTGGGTAGAGGTTGGACAGGTAGGAGATTAGTATCTCTACTCAGGGGGTTATGCCCCTTGAGATAGGGACATTAAAAATAAGATGAAAATTACATTAGCAGTTTGTACAAATAGAGGAATACGCCCAAAAACAGCTCAATGTCTTTTGGATATGGTTAATTATTCCAAAGGCGTAGATTGGCACATTTTAGTCGCTGAACGAGGATATACAGTGGCGGAGAATAGAAATTACTGCGTAATCCAAGCCCAGAGAAATGGTTCAGATTATCTTCTGTTTATAGATGATGATATGACTTTCTTGCCTGCTACTTTAGAGGAATTATTAACTCACAAGAAAGAAGTCGTAGGTGTTAACTCATATTCTCGATGTCTTCCACTAAGCTCGACAGTAGGGTTGATGGATAAAGAAGGAAAGTATATGCACCCTGATAATCACACCGATTGGGAGATGAAGATACCGGACAGACTTTTTAGTGCTTATTTCGTAGGGGCGGGCATTCTTCTAATAGATATGGCGGTTTTTGCCAAAATAGAGAAGCCTTACTTTGAATTTGTTATGGGTAAAGAAGGACAGATAATTCATGGGGAAGATGGTTCATTCTGCGATAAGGTTAAAAGAGCGGGGATTGAGGTGTGGTGTGACCCAGAAATCTACGTTGGTCACTTGGGAGAATATGAATTTAAAAAACCAGAAGAAAATTATCAGACATTTATTAAAAAAACATGAGTAAAAATTACGCAACCACATTTACTGTTACTATAGCTTCGCCAGCAGTTTTTTCTTGTACCGAACATGACCTTTATGAAGACGATGAGTTAGAGCTTGAAACGACAGGTGCTTTACCTACGGGATTAACACCAAGCACCGCTACTCTCCGAGAAAAGTATTGGGTAATTAGGAATGGTATTACCGCAAACACTTTTCAACTTTCAACAAGTTTCAGGGGAGACGCCATTACCACGACAGGAACTCAGTCTGGCACACACACTTTTATTAAGGTTGCAGGGGATAGATTAACAATGGAACCTATACCCTACGAGTAAGAAACATTGAAATACTTATATGTTTAAGAAAGGATACAAACAAACTCAAGTGCATAAAGATAAAATTGGAAAAGCCAATGCTGTTTCCCTAAAAGGACATAAGGGACATTGGTTAGGTAAAAAACGTTCACATGAGACTATTGAAAAGGTGAGGATGGGCAATTTAGGCAAAAAGCACTCCGAAGAAACAAAGAGAAAAATGAGCGTTGTTGGGAAAGGTAGAAAACTTACGGAAGAAGCTAAGCTAAAAATTAGCAAGGCACATAAAGGCAAGCCCAAGCCCAACCAAAGTGGTGAAAAAAGCGGAAAATGGAAGGGTGGTATAACCCCAATTAACCATAAAATAAGAACCTCACTTGAATATAAACTTTGGCGCACCGCAGTTTTTGAACGGGATAATTATATGTGCATCTGGGGAGGTAAAGAACATGGAAGCAAACTCAACGCCGACCATATTAAACCCTTTGCTTACTATCCTGAACTTAGATTTGCAATAGATAATGGCAGAACACTTTGCGTAACATGTCATCGGGCAACTGATACTTTTGGCAATAAGTGTCGTAAAAATTATGAGTAAGGAGTTACTAATTCAAGCACCAAAACAAGGAATATCATCTTCTCCGTTTGTGGGATATGGAGATGTGCGCCAACTGGATATTTTCACTCTGCCTGGTATTGTAAAACTCAATAATTTAACAGCTAAAAAATCAAGCACCACAGTAGTAGGTAGAGTGAATTGGATTGTTAAAAACCCCGCTACACCGGCAGAGGTATATGCCCTAGATGCAGGGGGTAATGTTTATAAATCAGCCGACAGCGGAGCAACATGGGCGTTAATGACGGGGTTTACCGCAGGAGGACACGGAAATGGACTAGCTATATGGAAGAACTACCTTGTCGTTGCTAGGGACGCCTTTTTGGACGTTTGCGGAGACGGCACGGCAACGGGTATTACTAACGCCAATTGGACTAACTCTTGGAAAGCTATTGACTCTGATGTCTTATGGCACCCAATGTTAGTGTCTAAAAATGACAATATGCTTTATGGTGGAGCGGGTAAGTATGTTTTTTCCCTTGAGGAGCTAACTACTTTTGTTCCGGCTACCGCCACTTCTTATACTTTTACTGCTCAAGCTCTCGACCTCCCACCAAATTATAGGATTAAGTGTATTGAAGAATTGGGGAATAATTTAATGCTCGGTACTTGGCAAGGGACGAACGTATATGATTTAAGGGTTGCTGATATATTTCCGTGGGATAGGAGTGCCATTTCGTTTGGACAACCAGTAACTCTTAATGAGTTTGGGGTTCACGCCATGCTCAACACAGGGAATAGTTTAGTAGTTTTGGCGGGTATTGACGGTCAAGTTTATGTTTGTGATGGGGTAAGTGCTTCTCCTGTAGCTCAGATACCTCAAAGTATTGCAGATATTTCAAATAATAAATACTTAGATTTCTACCCAGGGGCTATTTGTAATTGGAAAAAGAAAGTTTACTTTGGTGTCAGTTCAGGTGGAACAGCCACCACGTTGGCAGGTATGGGGATATATTCTTTGACACGCACATCCAGAGGAAACATTTTAGTAAACGAACACCTTATTTCAACGGGCAATGATGGGAGTAGCACAAACGTAAAAATAGGTTCACTTTTGCCAGTTACGAGAGATAATCTTTTAATAGGTTGGGTTGATGATACAACAGAGGGTATAGACAATATTACTACTAGCTCTTTTGTAACTTCTTATGGAGGATTTTTTATCTCTCCAATGTATCGGGTAGGTACTAGCAATCACACAAGAAAGTTCCAAGAAGTAGAGATTAACCTCGCAAGACCACTTCGTGCCAACGAGGGAATAAAACTCTCTTATCGTAGCAACTTGACCGCCTCTTTTACTGATTTCTTGACTTGGGACTACGCCACATACGCTGGTGAGCTTTCTCATACCACGATGCTGACTAAGCCAACCTTTGAAATTCCCGCAAGTGAGCTTATACAAATTAAGGTTTCTATAACTGGTACTACAACCACACCAGAGTTTATGAGTGTGATTTTAACATAATGGAACCAACGCCAACAGAAAAAGAAATAGAAGCGAATTTTAATGAAGTTGGGTTCGATTCAAATATTGTTCCCGCTCCTAATGGTTCAGTAATGAAAGGTGGAGCAACTCAATCTCCTAACTTTTCTAAGGGTAATTCTGGGTGGAAAATAGATGCAAAAGGGGATGTAGAGTTTAACAACGGAGAATTTAGAGGAACTATAGTTATTGGGGGACAATACAGAACTGTAGCTGTTGGAGACAGTATTCAAACGGCCATAGACGCTGTTTACGCCGCAGGAGGGGGGACTGTCGTTCTTCAAAATGGTACACACACTTTGTCTGCAAATTTGAATTTATATTCATACGTTACTTTGCAAGGACAAACAGGCCATGGGGCTATTCTTGATTTTGTTAATAATGCTTATGGAATAGTCGCGTCAGGCTCTAGTGCTTATTCCACTGGAACAGTTAGTATTTCAAATAACGGCACAGCACTTACAGGTTCTGGTACATCTTGGTCTACTAACGTAGTGGCTGGGATGTACATACTTCTTGGTGGTATTTGGTATCCAATTACAGTAGTTGGTAGTGATACTTCTATAACGATAGGTGTTCCTTATGCTGGGGTTGCTTTGTCGGGGGCAATTTATGTGGCAGCTGTTCCAATAGATAATATTGAAGTAAACAACGTAACGATTAAAAATGCTTCCACCGCTCTTGCTATAACTTATTGTAGCCGTGCAGTGTGTAATGACGTGAACGTAAACTCCAGTGTCACGGGAATTACAACAACCGATTCATCTTTACTCACTTTTAATGTGGCAACCTTAACAGCCAATAACGCCGGAGGAAGTTTTACAAGAACTCACTACACTCAGTTTGTTGGGTGTTCGTCTATAGATGCTTTGGCGGGGGCAGGGTTCACACTTACCACTTGTTCAAACTTTGTTTTCCAAAACAGTTTTTCATTAAATAGTTCGGGGGATGGCTTTACTGTTACGAGTTGTAGCAACGCTAATTTTGACGCTTGTTCAGTAATAGAAAATGGAGGACAAGGTATAGAATTTGTTTCTGGTAATTCTGATATCTCAATATCTGGTGGTGCTTATGAAAACAACGCTAGTGATGGAATTAAACTAACAGCCACAACAGACAACTTGCAAATAGTAGGTAATTCTTTAAAGGACAATGGTGCGTATGGTATAAATGTTGCCGCTTCAACTTGCGATAGTAATATAATTACAAGCAATAATTTTAGTGGAAACGCAACCAGTGCAGTGAACGATTCGGGTACAGAAACAGTTATACGAGGCAATGTGGGAGTTACAGACAACAGTACGAGTTCAGCTGTAACATTTGGTGGGACAGGAAGTGACGGAGCGTTGACTATAACCTCTGGGGCAACAAATATTGACCTTGCAAGTGCGTTGGTTGTTGTTAAAAACTATACCTCAATTTCAATAACAGGAACTGGCTCTCTCACATTCACAAACCCTCACGCTAATGGGACGACGGTAATACTTAAATCACGAAATGCTGTTACCTTAACTTCGTCTACTGCCCCCATGGTTAATGCTTCTGGTTTAGGGGCGGCATCAGCTACTGATAGTATCTCTAACTTTGAAATAACTCATAAGGGCGTTGTTGGTGTGGCTGGAACGCCAGGTGGAGCAGGAGGAGCGGGTGGAGCAGGAGGAGCGGGAAATGGCACAGTTGCTTCTATTTTTAATCTTGCTCTTTCTCAAAAGATTTTAAGGCTTTCGCCAGGGGCAGGTGGAGGTGTAGGTGGAATTGGTGGAGCAGGTTCAATCGCGGGTGGAGCAGGCGGAAGAGGTGGTGGGGCTTTATACATAGAATGTGCTGGAGCATTAAACTTTACCACTGCATCAGGAATAAGCGTTGCTGGTGTAACAGGGGGGAATGGGACAGATGACGTTACTGCTAACGGCGGTGGTGGCGGTGGAGGGGGGGCAGGTGGAACTTGTATCATTATCTACAATACTCTTACTGCAAATAGTGGAACAATAAATATTACGGGCGGAACTGGAGGAACTGGCGGAAGAGGTAGTGGAACTGGGAATGCCACAGGTGGAGCAGGAGGAACTGGAATGTCAGGAACTAGCACAGGTGGTACAGGGGGAACAGGGTTAGCAAATGGTGGCGGTGGTGGCGGTGGTGGCGGTGGTAGCGACTATGGAGGTGGTGCTGGCTCGACGGGAGCCAGCGGTGTAAATGCTGGTACAGCGGGTGGTGGCGGTGGAGGAGCGGCAGGGTACTCTTTAGTCATTACTAATGGCTCTTTATAACCGACCTAATTATTTTTATTATCCAATATCACCATCACCATGACTTATAACCCAAGCACCAATCAAGGCAATAGCAACCCAAAGGATAACTCCTACAGTGATTATTATAAATATGTTCATAAATTAAGTGTTGCACTTGTAGAAAAATTGTCAAGGGTATTACTAACAAGGTAAAAATATGGTATAATATAAGCGAAAATCTATGAAATTTATAATAGAAACTGAAAAGGGGACAAAGATTGAAATGGAACAAGGACAGGAAGTCGTTATGGACTTAGACGATGTAACTTACAAAATTACAATAGAACAAATATAATATGGCAAATGCAACCCAATTTAATTATAGATTAAGTGATGGAACTATAATTTTAGCTGATGTAAATTCATCACAAGCGGCAACTGTTGATGTTGCCCCTATTTTAAGTGGTAAAATTGCTTCTCCTGTTCCACAAGAAATTTTACAAAGAGAGAGAGATTTACAAGCGAGAGGAACGCAAGCCACTACATTTAATCCAAATACATCTGTTGCGGAAAGAGGAACAATAGATACTTCTAAGGGTATTACTACCTCACAGGCAGGTATAAAAACAGACCCAGCTATCTTTGCCACACCTGAAAATGTTAAAAACGCTTTGGCTACTCCACAACAGATTGCTGAGCAGATGAAAAATCCCAATTGGAATGCAGGGACTTCACCTATTACCCCTCAATCTATCGAGGAAGGGATTAAAAACTTAAGTGCCATTCCCTCTACAGGTGTTCCTACGGGACAGAATGTTCAAACATTCACCACTCCTAGTGGATTAAAAGTAGACGCCCCTACCACGCTTGCTCCTGGACTAGCAGGTAAGTCTGGAATAATAACAACTGAAAGCTCCAGAGGTGAAACACCATTAGGTATCGCTTCTTCTACCAGCACCACGTCTATGGCAGATGCTACTGTGGCGGGAGCTGATACTACAGCTAAAAGTATCCAAGATTATATTAAATTACTGACTCCGGCAGATAGTGAAACCTCCGATAGCGTTAAAAGTTTAATTGCTTCCATTACCACTGACTTAGAGGGGTTGAAAGGAAGAGGAGCGACACAATTATCCGAAGAACAAGCACAAGGAGTTGAAGCAAAGAAACAACTTTTACAAAACGCCCAAACGGAACTTGGTCAAAAACTAGCGGAGTATAAAAGTATCCAAGCAAAATACCAGCAACTAAATACCAACGTAGAAGGTAAAGCCATCACCATGGGTTCTATTGTTGGTAGCCAAGCCCAAGTTAATCGTGCAATGCAATCCGAGCTGAATGTTAAATCATCAGAAATCGCAATGATTCAAGCGAATGTAGCCGGAGCGCAGGGGAATCTTAAACTAGCTCAAGATTCCGCAGACAGGGCTGTAGACTTGAAATATAGTGATGCTAAAGATGCCATAGACGTAAGACTGAAACAACTTGAACTTATGGAGGGACAGCTTACAAAAGAAGAAAAAATCAGAAGTGACGCTATCAACATGTACCTCAGTGACCAAAAGACAAAGCTGGCGACACAGGTGGCGAACGAAAAAGACAAAAACGCTACCCTACTTAACTGGATGAATGACTACCGTGATGCGGGAATTACTTTGGGCGACACTATTCAAAGTGCTAACCAGAAGATTACTACTAAGTCGGCGATTTATAAGAAAGAAGCGGGGGGAGGTGGTGAAGGAGTATCTGTGTCTGGGTTAACACCGGAACAGCAAAAAGACCCGTTTATTATAAAGATGCTTAATTCTAAAGGGGGGAAACCAATAACAGACACCTTTGCTCAAAGTCTTAATAAGGGCTTAGCTGTTCTTGGACAGATTGGTGGACTACAGACTAATATTAAAGACATGAAAACGGGTCCGCTTGTTGGGTTGTTTCAAGGAGCTAATCCGTGGGATACAAACGCACAAACAATTAAGGCTCAACTAAATGCAATCGTGCCAAACTTGGCTCGTGGTGTATACGGGGAGGTCGGTGTTTTAACCGACAATGATATTAAACAGTACGCAAAAACACTTCCAAATCTTAAGTCTACAGAGGATATTAGAAATGCCGTATTGGGCATTACTGTTGATTTGATTGGAAAGTCAATTAAACGAACACTTGAAATAAACGCAGCCAATAGAAAAGACGTAAGTGGTTTTGTTGATTTATATACTGAAATGAATAATACAAAGGATTCTATCTTCCAGCAAATACCTGGATATAAAGGGAGTACTAAATCGTTCGAATCTCTTGGTATAACTAAAGAAGAAGAAAGTCTGTTTAACACAACGATTGGCTCTACTACACAAACAACTGAACAAACGGGAGGATTTTTTAGTAACATATGGAAAGGATTATTTGGTAAATAATATGGCTCAATTAACACAAGAACAGATAGATACACTAAAAAATAAGGGGCTTTCTATTGAAAAAATACAAGCCCTCGCTTCTAGTAAAGGATACGAAATGCCAAAAGAGAGTTTTGGAGCTTCTTTAATTAAGTCAGAAAAAGGGTTCGGACAAAGTATTGCGGGAGCTATTGGCGGAACGGTTGGATTAGGTGGAACTAAGACCGCCATAGACGAGATGAATCAACGAAATAGACAGATACAAGAAAACTTAATGAAAAGAGTTCAGGAAAAAAAAGACAGGGGAGAAGATACATCAAAACTTGTAAATGCCTTAAAAACACTAGATAGCGAAGTTAATTTTTACGATATTTTAAACGTATCTACTGGAGGTTCACTAGACAAATCAGCGAAACAAGTTTTTGGCGAAGGATTGGGAGTAGCAACTGATATATTAGGTGCAGGTGCTTTGCCTGGAGGAATAGGACAAATAGCTAAAGCAAGAACGATTGGACAGGGTATTTTAGGCGGTGCAAAAGCTGGTGCAATAGGTGGTGGAATCTTCGGAACAGCGCAAGGAGCTACACGAGCCGCACAAGAAAACATGACGGGCGGAGAAATTGTCGGGCAAGGACTTCGTGGTGGTGTGGTTGGTGGTGTTGCGGGCGGTGTTTTTGGTGGTGTATTAGGAGGTGTGTCGGGTAAAATAAGTTCAAGCAGGGCGTTGAAACAACAAAAACAACAACTACTACAAACGAAACCTGATTCAAGAGTTGCACGTTATACTCTTGATGGACAAGGAAAATTAAAAAGTGACCCATTTGCTCAAGAAGCCATAAAACAGGGGATGGACGAAGGGACAGTTGCGACCATTAAAGGTGCGTCTGCATCGGACAAAATAAAGGCAAGTAGGGCTGTTGATATTTTAGTTAGAGGTAGAACTGATCCACGGTATAGAGCTTTGAACAGACCCAGCGACATTATTGGTGAATCTGTTTTAGAGAGGTATAAGGTTGTTCAGGGAGCAAACACAACTGCCGTAAAAAACCTTGATTCAGTTGCTAAGGGATTAAAAGGGCAAAAAATTGATCCAACTCCTGCTGTAAAATCTTTCATTGAAGACCTTGATGATTTGGGTGTCTCTATTTCTAATGGAAAAGCAAATTATAAAGGTTCTGACCTTGAAGGATTAGATGCTCCACAAAAAATACTCAACAACCTCATAAAGAGGATGACGGAAGTATCAGATGACGGATATGAATTACACCGATTAAAAAGGTTTATTGATGAGAATGTGCAATATGGAAAAACTGGAGATGGATTATCGGGACGAACAGAATCAATCATAAAAGGTTTTCGTAGAAACATTGATGCACTCTTAGATAATTCGTCTTCTGCTTATAACACTACGAATACAATCTATGCAGATACGAGAAATGCGATTGATGACTTTGTTACTTCTGCTGGAGCAAAGTTTAATCCCAATTCACCAAATGCGACTGCTCGCATAGGAACATTGGCGAGGCGTATCTTAAGTAATGCACAGTCAAGGACTGATGTTTTAAACTCTCTGCAAGTATTACAAGATACTGCAGAGAAATATGGTGGTAAGTTCACAGATGACGTAATAACTCAAACTGTATTTATAAATGACTTGGAAAGATTATTTGGTACACAAGCACCAACATCTTTAGCCGGAGAAGTTACCAAAGGTGTTCAACGAGCGGGAACAATCGCTGGTAAATTAAAATCATCCCAGGGATTGTTCGATCTTGCGTTGCAACTCGGTGGCGAGGGAATAGAAAAAGCACGGGGCATCAACGAAGAAAACTTAATCAAAGCGATTAAGTTACTTCTGGCTAAGTAAAAGATGCGATATACTACCACAACCATAAAATAAGTCAATAACATGCCATCCCCCAAACTAAAAGAACTCGCCGAATTCCTAGAAATTGACCTTGATGATCTCAAGGGGGATAAGGGCGACCGTGGTGATAAGGGAGAGAAGGGTGATAAAGGAGAACGTGGAGAAAATGGTAAAGACGGGAAAGACGGCAAGGATGGAAAGGCTGGGAAAGACGGCAAGCAGGGCGACAGGGGCGAGAAAGGAGAAAATGGTAAAGACGGGAAAGATGGACGAGATGGACAAGATGGACAAGATGGAAAAGATGGGGTTAAGGGGAGAGAAGGCAAGGGAGGCGGTGGGGGTGGTTACAGCTTCATCCAAAGGAAGTGGGATATGAAAGTGTATGTTCAGACGACTGCTACTAAGAATGGCTTCTCAAAAATGGGGTGGGATGTTGTTCTGTGTGATTGCACGGCGAATAATATTACTATCTCGCTTCCAAGTGCCACACACAGTCTAGCTAGAATAACAGTAAAGAAAACTGATGCGTCAGCGAACACGGTCACCTTAGACGCACTTGGTTCTCAAACTATTGATGGGGATTTTACTCTCGTCATCACCACACAGTATACTTCAGTGACTGTTGTTTCAGACGGAGTTAATTGGTATATAATATAACTATGGCCTACATCCCTCCTGAAACAAAAAAGACACAAGCACTTGACTATGATGTGGCTGGGAATGTTGTTTATCAGGGTTCTGCAATCGCTGGTTCGTCAAAGGGAGCTGCAGTGTGGCGAATAACGAAACTGATTTATATCAATGGGAATCTGACCGATGTACAGTATGCCGATGGAAATATCAATTATGACAACATTTGGGACGATAGAGCAACTTTAATCTACTCTTAATATGGCAGCACCATCATACACAACAGACTTAGCAGATATCAGCACTTGCGAATCCTCAACAAGTTGGACAGAACCTACTGGTTTTACTGCTGGTACACTCGCCGCGGAAACGGACTATTGGATTCAGACACCTGGTTCTGGAACAACACACTGTATCTCTAAAAGTATGGGGGCTTCTGCCCCAGCGAGTTCTGGGGCAATATTTGATTCAGGAAGCGGTAAAACAATTCCTTCTCCAGGTGCTTTTATGATTTGGCTATTCTTCGGAGCACCAAATGCCTTAGCTTCCCAAGCCTCTGGCGGTATGCAAATTTTTTGTGGTAGTTCTGGGGCAAATTTTCAACAGTGGTATGTAAGAGGAGCTGACACGTATCCTTATGGAGGTTGGGTATGTGTACCTGTAGACCCGTCTGTTTCTGAAAGTACCCATACGGGGACACCCTCAGGGACAAAACAGTTTTTCGGTGCGGCCGCATATATTCCCTCCATCGCTGTTTCTAAGGGAAGTCCATTTGGTGTTGATGTTGTTCGCTACGGTAGATGTGAGGCACGAATAGCTGATGGCTCAACTGCCGATGGGTATGCCACATTTGCAGGATTGGTTGCAACGAATGATATCGAAGCAAATAGATGGGGACTTCTGCAATCGGTACAAGGTGGATATTTAATGCAGGGGCTTATCGTTCTTGGATATAGTACCGCCTGTGATTTTCGAGATAGTAATAAAAACATTTTCATTGCGAACACCGAAAAAGTTGTATCTAATTTTAACGCTATTGAGGTACGCCAAGCAGGAAGTCGTGTAGACATGAACGCAGTATCAATTACTTCACTAGGGACGACTTCTCGTGGAAATTGGATTACAACAGATAACGCTGATATAAACATAGATGGTTGTACGTTTACAGATATGGGAACGTTTGGGTACTTGTCTAACTCAACAATAAACACATCAACATTTAGGCGCTGTAATCTAATAACGCAAGGAGGGGCAACATTCAATGGATGCACGATAGATAGTACCAATGATAGTGCTAAGGCAATGATTGCAAGTAACCCTGCGACAATATCAAACTGCACATTCATTTCCAGTGGAACAAAACACGCAATAGAAATAACAACACCAGGTACTTATACGTTTGCGAATAATTCATTCACTGGTTATGCCACAAGCAATGGAAGCACGGGAAACGAAGTTATTTACAATAACTCCAGTGGAGCTGTTACGTTAAACGTAACAGGAACGGGTACAGGGACGATATCGTATATGAATGGGTCTGGGGCCACAACTACAGTATCCTCGTCTGCTTCGCTTACTATAAATATAGTAGATGAGACTGGGACTGCAATTACAGCCAATTCAGAAGTAACTGTTGTAAAGAACTCCGACACCTCAATCCTTTTTGAAGAGGATGGGATAGTAGATGGGTCAACAACATACTCGTATAGTTCTGGTGGTGGAACAGTCGTTTATATCAATGTGTTCAATGTAGCGGGGTATCAACCAAAGACGGTGAATAATTACACACTCCCCTCTAGTGGTACAACAACTCTTACAATACAATTAGACACAGAGCGGTTTTATTCAAATCCGTAATTGTGGTATAATGTGTAAAATTATTAGTGTGTAAAATTATAAGGTAATTAAAAAATCATGGCAAAAATAGTAGACCCAGATGGATTAGCACAAACAACAGATGTCGTTATATCCACAGGAGCAAAAACAATTCAAATAGTAACCACAGGAGCAGTCAGTAATGCTAGCCCTGGTTCAACATCAGGAGTAACACTCCAAGCTCTTTATTCATTCCTTAAAGAAGAATGGAAAACAGATGCAGCATTAAACAAGTTCAAGTTCCCTATAAAAATGTACACGAAGACAGATGGTACATTCATTAACGGGTGGACATTTGCTGACGCAACATCTCGTAATGTTATTCGTGACGCAGGATGGACGGAAGGTTCGAACGAATACGCAGGTATCGTATCTCTGGGTAACTTTGATGCAACGGGAGACCAAGCATATTACCAACGAGTTACTGGATACACGCAAGCAATTACTAATTTCAACAAAACTGGTAATCTTAATGAAGCTATTCTTACGACTGGAGCGACGGGATACCTCAAGAACTTCCTTCGCATTCAAGGTAAGCAGTACGCTGAATATGACCTTCTTACGGAACAGTCTATTTCAGCTCTTGAGCCAGTACTTTACAAGCTCCCACTTGCGAACTCTACCGACCTCAAAACAACTGACACTGATATTACCATTGACACAACTGCTCCATATGTAGGGACTGCAACAGCAACAAATACCGATGGGTCTGTTACCGTTGCGTCTCCTGTATTTACTTCTGCCGCCGCTCCTTTCGTTTCAGGTGATGTTGGAAAACTTATCACGATTGCGACTGGCACAAATGCAGGACAATATAAGATTGTTACATATACCAGTGCAACAGTAGTGGAAGTAGACCGTAACTTTGAGGCTACTGGAGCAACAATCACCTACAACCTTCGTCCTCGTGGAATGAAGATTAACTTCCTTAAGGGTGTTGGTTTTACAACATATGCTAACTCAACAGTGTACCCAGCCTATTCAGTCGTATTTGACTCTACAAGTAGATGGTTCTTTACAGTAGCGGGAGGTACTTCAAACGGAGCAACTCGTGCGACAGACGTTGGGGTTACTTGGATTGTATACGATGGCGAAGTGCAAATGGGTTCTAACTACTACGCATTTAATCGTCTTGTCACCGCAAACGGTGGTACTGACAGACAGGTATACGACTTCCTACAACGACAGCTTCGTGTTACTGGTGTCGGAAAGGATGGCGGTGTACTCGATGTAAATGCAGACGATAGTACTACTGCTTCCCAGAGACTTGGTACCTCTATCTACGGAAACATTGCGGAACTATTTTCAGAATACGTTGGAGATACTCTAAAGACAAAAGGGGGTCTTGCTCTTGCTGGATTCGACGCAAACTCAACAAACAGCCTCGTGTTCCGTGACATCACGGTAGATGGTGGTGGTGTAAATTCATCAACTCGTCTTCCTGTTACATCTACGGAACGCACCTATCCATTCGTTGCGGCTGGAACTCTTAACTTCTCAGCAAACCTTGTTTCTGAACCAGACGCAGACACAAAGTACACAATGTACTTTACAACAAACACTGGTGGTAACTTCGACACATCTTCTGCTATTATTGTAAACAACAATTCTGCCACCCCAATTACGGGACAAATTACCGCAGCTTCAATTAACTTTGACTTTGACTACACCAACAACATACAGGGTGGAAGAACTCCCGACACAAATGCTGATGTAACAATCGTTGCTCAAGGATTGAACGGTGCGACATGGGTACTCGTAACTCATACAATTACCAAAACAACGGGACAGACCGTTACTATTACCGCTGATGATGAACGTAACTACTCTAACCCAGCATAATTAAAATTATATGGACAAATTAACTAGACGAAACATACGATACATCTGCTTCCGCCTTCAACTTGAAGAAGTAGAAGGGAAGAAAGCCGATGGAGATGGGATAATGACTTTTGTAAAAGAGGTCAAGAACCATATGGAAAAACAAAATTTATTCAATGGGTGGTCAAAGTTTGGGCATACCTGGGATGTTGATGAAAAAGCACCACTCGTGGTTGTTTCTCGCCAGTCAAGTTTACACTCTGACTGGAACAACGTTGTTGCAAAGAGTGCAAAAGAAATTATTGAGGTTAAAAATAAATTCGGTTTCTTAAAAAAAGTAAAGGTTGCTGATGCTTCAAATATAGATGGAAAATAATATATGGCAGCGAAATGCACATTTAACCCTACTACAAAGATAATCACCATCACTCAAGCTCCAGTAGATAATATAGTTGAAATTGACGTTAAGGTTGATTTGTATTCTGACGGAAAAGAGGACTGGAAAACAGACGCAAGTCTCACTAAATTCCGTTTCCCTATTCGTGCGGTAGGAGGAGACCCACTTCCGGGTAGTAAAAAACTCGGGAGCACATTCTTTTTACAATATGGTTGGAAGATTAGACCATACGAAACCTCACACACAATGAACGTAAATGGAAACCTCTATTCGGAGGATGGGACGAGTCCGTACATCTCAACTGTTGGCACGTACAATATTGCCATTGTTTCTTCTGTGTCTTCGTTGGTAGATTCTACTGTTCAACAGCTCCCCGAAATTGAACATGCCTCATTTAATGGGGGGATAACTGTCGACTCTGTGAACGGAATAGATTCCGGTGTGTTTCCCGCAGGAACTCCTCAAGCACCAGTACAGACCTGTAGTCAGGTAATGGAGTTGGCGGAATACAGAGGATTTAAGAAAATTTATTTCATTAATGATTTTTCAATAGAAAATCATTCGATGAGTGGCTACTCTGTATACGGATTAAGCCCAAGACAAACCACTCTTACAATAGGAACTAATCTTTTGTGGGGAGGAGGGACGATAAGTGATTGTAAGGTTGAAGGCACGTTCGCAAACAATTCTTTTGTCACAATCGAAGATGCCGAAGTAGGAAACTTAAATAACATCTCCTTAACTGCAAAGAACTGTATATTATCAGGGACGGTAGAGTTAAATAATTCAATATCATCCAACTTTTACAATTGTACAGACGGAGTACCGGGGAGTGGAACACCAATCATACAGGTTAATGATTGTGACAGTCTTGGCATTTGGAATTATGCAGGCGGAATTAAATTAACCAACATGACAACAGTTGGTACAACGGTTAGTTTTAACGCTCCTTCAGGAAGACTGATTGTAGATTCAACTGACACTCAAGGAAGCATTATTGCAAGAGGGGTGGGTAGTATTACAGGGACGACAGGTGGAACAACAGTAACACAAACGGACCTTATTAATAGAGACACCATATCCGATTCGGTTTGGGATGAATCTTCAGCCGACCACACCCTTTCCACCTCTCTCGCCAAAGACCTACAAACAGCTAAAGCGCGGTCAACACTTGCGTTTATCAATAGCCTATAAAGTGGTACAATATATCTATATGTCAAACCTAGACAAACTAAAACAAATTGTGAGGATGGTCGGGAAAGACCCATATGAGGGGATGTCTCCTGAAGAAAAAAAGCTCACGAAAGGACTGGAATATTTGAAACAAGTAGATGATGGACTCACAAAAGAGGAGTTCACTAATGCCATCAAGGAAGTAATGGCGATTGTTGTTGAAATGAATAAACGGAACAGTCAAGCAATCACTAATCTTCAACAAGAACATTCTTCGTTTATGCAGGAAGAACGCGGAAGTCACGAAATGACACTTTCGGATATGAAAAAGCAAGTCAATCAAGTATTCGTAGGTGAACGAATGGACGAAATAAAAAAACAGGTGAACGAGATGATTGATTTAACGATGGGAAAGATGCACGGGAAATTGTCCGAGGTTGATTCCAAAATGAAATCAGTAAAAAGTGGTTATACACCTATTAAGGGTAAAGATTACTTTGACGGCAAAGACGGGAAACACGGGAATATTTTAACCCCGTATGAGGTCAGGGATAAACTTGAAAGACTTCCCGTTGGCGAGAAACTATCTATTCAAGCGATTGAAGATTTAGCCAAAATATTGGAAGAATTAAAGTCCCGCCCAGTCGGGACTGTCGGAGGTCTTATAAGTAAACGTATAAGATTCATTGACGATGAAACTCCGACGGGAACGATAAACGGGTCAAACACCGACTTTACTATTTCAAAAGCACCAGAAACAGGTTCACTTAAAGTATACGTCAATGGGGCTAGAATGAGAGTTACTGAAGATTATACTTTATCTGGCAGAACAATTACTTTTTTAACCCCACCGCCAACTAATAGCATAATCTTTGTAGACTTCAGGTACTAATATGAAAAAACAACTTTACACTTTAATAGGACTTTTACTAGCAACAGGAGCTATCACTTATGGAGCAACTATATTATTTCCATACCAAGGTGGTACAGGATTGGGTTCAGCAACCGCTGGTGATGTTGGGAAGTATCTAAAAGTGTCCGATGACTCTCCTTTTACTTATACATTTGACACCCCTACAGCTGGTTCAGGCGACCCATTTCCCTTCACCGTAACCTCCTACGGTGTATCTACCTCTACACTAGTAGGTTTTACCGCAGGAATAATGGCTACCGCCTCCTCTACTATAGGTAACGGCACTTCCGCAGGTGGGCTTACTATAAATGGCACAGCAACCACTACCGACTTAATAATTACCAACATTACCTCGGCTCTGGTTTTGACCAATGGTTCCGGTGTAGTCGCAGAATACACAGGCTCAACTAACCCTTGCACAAATCAACTACCTACGACATTAACAGCCTTGGGTGTTCTCGGTGGGTGTACTTCCGTTAGTAACGCAATGCTCTCCAACTCTACGATTTCAGGAGTAGCTCTGGGGTCAAATCTTTTCGCACTTACAAACGACACGACTCTTTCAGGTTCTTCTTTTAATGGTAGCTCAGCCATTTCCGATTGGGGAATTGACTTATCAAATAATAATATCTGGACATCTGCCTTAACTACTTTTGTCAATGGGGTAACTATTGGAAATGCTACCACCACAAATGCGACAACCACCAATCTTTCTGTTTCAGGAACTCTTGATGTAGATAACCTCACTTCAGCTATCACACTCACAGGGGCAGGGGGAGATTTTGCCGAATACACAGGTGCTTCGTGTACTAATCAATTTGTCCGCTCACTCTCCGCTCTAGGCGTAGCCACTTGTGCGACTGTAGGGGCTACTGACGTATCTCTAGCCAACCTAACCGCCACAGACGCTACTCTTACTTTTTCAGGAACATACACAGGTGCTACCGCTAGAACTATAGGACTTAATCTTGCTAACCCTAATACTTGGACGGGGTTGCAACAGTTTTCAAACGCTACTTCAACTCAATTTTCCGCAGGTACAGGTAATGTATTTTATGTAGACAGCAACGGAAGAATACAGGGCAAGGACACTACCAACGCTTGGAGTGGGGTAATGTCGCCGACTAAACTTATCCCCTTACAGCAAGGAACAAGTACCGCTTTCACAGGCACTACTACAGGAGCGTATATGGGACAGTTTCATATCCCTTATTCAGGAACAGCTCGGTCCGCAATTTGTAATACCGATGGAACTTACACGACTGACTGGCAGATATCAGGAGCAATTAACGCATTTATAAAAACAGCTTCATCTACTAATAACAAGGTAGTACTAAACCAATCGTTCTCCGCAGGTATGGTTTATTATGTAGCTGGAAATCCATCAAACAGTTTAGCGACATCAACAAGCTGTACATTATCTATAACCGAAACTTATTAAAATGAAAAAACTACTAAACAACCTACTAAATTATCTAAGTTACTTGTTTGAAGATTGTGAACACGAATACCGAAGATTTACTGATTTTGAAATGATGTGTATTAAATGCGGAGAAACAAAATGAAATATTTATTAACAATTTTAATATTTTTTTCACTAGCTGGTAATGTAAGTGCTGCAATAGCACACTATAATTCTTATGATGCTACCTCCGTTTTTACTGGTTCATTTGATGGTGGAACGGGGACTAATAGAGTAATTGTTTTTAGGGGTGCGGCTGATACTTCCGACAATATAACTTCGGTAACTTGGAACGGGGAAGGTTTTACTAAATTTATTACAGTAAATTATGCTGCAATTGGTAGATATAATGTTTTATGGTGTTTACAACCCACAGGAACTGGAACACAAAATTACGCCATAAATGGCATAGGTGGAAGTTCTATCCTTACTTTTTCTGTATATACAGGAGCGGGAAATTGTAAGAATAATGTTCACACCACAGGAACTGGAACGTCTGGTTCGGCCACCGCTTCTCCAGCCCCAGCAACGGATAGTTGGTTGGTAGGTGGCGGTGGAAATGACGCCGCCGCTTTGGTTATGGGGGCGAATACTACCGCAAGAGGCTTTACTGGTTCCTCACAAGGTGGTGCTGATTCTAATGGTGTTACTTCTCCAACTGCTCTTAATTTTTCTTTTGGCGGCGGTTCAGCAAATTGGGCAGCTTATTTAGTGGAAATTCCGGCAGTCGCAGGTGCTGTCTCCACCCCCACATCATTACTAGGTTTAGTCCGTGCGTTTTGGATATTTTAATATGAACGAAGAACAGTTCAAAATCTTTTTAGAATCTAACGAAAGAGCCACAGGCGATGCTATTCAAAAATTCGTTAATGGTAAAATTGACGGGATAAAAGCAGACTTACAAGAACACACCGAAAAACACGACGCTTTTATGGAAGAATTAAAACCTATATTACAAGCAAAAGCAGGGTTAGGACTTCTCTATAAGTTTCTCATCATTATAGGTTCAATGGCAGGGGCAATCCTCGCTACCAAGACTTTATTCAAATGAAAAATATGATAGGAGGGGCAAAGCCGAATAAAATAGACAGGAGAGATAGAGATTTTCACAAAACCTTTGGCACTATTGGTGCTTACCCTACTTTTCCTGAAAACTACATAACCGATACTGGACTATGGCGACCCTCACAGAACGCTTACGAGCCTGTTTTTAACAACCAACCTTTGCCTTATGGATGCACGAGCTACAGCAGTGCTGATGTTTATAACGACATGGAAGAAAAACTACTCGGTAACCCCATGACGCTTGAAAAAGTAACCAACGCAAGTGCAAGGGGTGGAATTGATATTCGTGAAGCTTTAAAAGCGTGTCTACCTAAAGACTCGTTACACCCTAATCGTATTGGTTGGTTTGATGCTTTCTATAACGTCAAAGCCTATCAACCTTTGGATTATTTTGATGCGTTTCGTTACGCTCAAATGTCTGGCGTTCCTGAAAAACGCTCAATATCTTGGGGATGCCCTTGGTTTTTGAGTTGGCAGAACGCTATTTATGGAAATATCTCAACTAAAAATCCTGATGGCTCTTACTACACTACTGGTGGAGGAGAGAGGAAAATAATAATGCCTATGCCTACTGATGAGGAGTTTGAACAAATTAAAAAAGACCCTAACTCTATGCTTTGGCACAATTCAGTTTTGTGTGGTTGGAAAACTATTAACGGCGTTCCCTATTACATAGACAAATCATGGCAAGGAAAAGACATCGGGGATAATGGTTTAATCTATTTTCCTCGTGAAGTAATCAATCGTGTCATGGCTATAAATGGAACTGTCGCTTATACCGCTTCTAACATTGCTTTTGACGAAGTGAAAACTATTGACACAACACCTTTTCAATGGATATTTTCCTTCATCAGAACTTTTTTGGGACTGAGATATTAGTTGTCCACACATGGACACGATTATTCATGTTATAATAAATAAATAAAGATAAATAGATGAACTTTTGGAAATGGCTAAATGATGTTTTTACAGAGATGACTACTCTAAATGTAGAAACGCCTACTCCTGTTGTTAAAATCGTTCCTACCACCATTTTTACCCCAATTAGCCCTATCGTAGAACCTAAAGCTATTGTTAAATACAAAGATACAGAAATAGATAAACTAATCGTTGGACTTGGTTGGGCTGAAAGCCGAAGTACTAGAGAAAAAATAAACTACGACACGATTGGTGATAGGAATATTCCCGACCATGCTTATGGGTATTTACAAATACGCATAGGCGTCTTATCTCAAGTCAATCAACTATGGGGAACTAAACATAAGGTTACTGACTTACTAGGTGAGGGTGGTGCAAAACTATCTTATAAAGTTTGCCATGATTATCTTTTAAAAGTCTTACCACAATACAAGTCGTTTAAGCTCGCCTTAAAAGCAGGGCTATCTTTAAATGAAATATATGCGAAGAGTTGGAACGGCGGGCCAGGCTGGTACGTTAATTCTCTTAAAGAGGGGTACGAAAAATATTCTAAAGGTCTTAATGATTACTATGCGACTGTAAAAAAGGGAATGACTTAATTTATTATCAGCGTAGGGGAGAGAATATCAACACCTTTTCATAAAGTATATCATCTTCTCCCCTACAGTGGTCGTAAATTATAAATAATAATAAAAATAATATGAATATAAGCTCAACATATTTATCAGTTTTGGTCATGGTGTTAGCACAGGTTTTACCAAAGTTTGGTGTTGTAGTTGGTACAGATGAACTTACGACAACAGTCGCAACAATAGTAACAATTTTTGCTGGAATAAAGGTACTTTATGAGCGATACAAGCGTGGCGATGTTTCAATTTTCGGTTCGTATCTTTAGATATCAGAACACTCCTAACAGTCATTAGTTGGGAGTCTTGTGCTATTTAAAAATAAGGTCGAAATAAAATGAAGAATCACACAACAAATAAGAGGAAAAAGGATATAATTAAATCAATAAGGTTGATAAATGAGTCTTTGGATAGCCACCTTGATTCTACTGGGAATGAAAGATTAAAAGGTGGTATTGTCGGGAATAGACACTTCCACAAAAAGACAATTAAAGAATATCATTATAAAATAGGTGTCTTAATTGAAATGCTATGACATGTGACGACTGCAAAAAGAAGACGGGCATACAGTATAAAACGGAGTTTGGATTCCTTTGTGATAAATGTTGGGATAAGTTAATTAAATATGAGTCAATTTTAAAAAAAGAAACTAACGATAAAAGGAAAAATGAAGATACCAAAAAAAATTAAGATAGGAGCAAATATTTTTAACATAAAGAGAGGAAGTTATACAGATGATACCTCTTTAGATGGTGGTTACTTGGAGTGGGAAACGAATAAAATGTTCGTAGCTGATGATATGCCAAAAGATAGAGAAGCGACTTGTTTTTTACACGAAATTTTACACGGTTTGAATATCTATTTAACGGAAGAACAAGTTACTTATCTCTCGGAGGGGCTAATGCAGGTTATTAGAGATAATAGACTAGATTTCAGAAAATGAAAAATAAAGAAAAAAAGTGGGGAATAAGTTTTTATAATGAATATGGACAATTACTTGAGAAATGTAATTGGTACACATTCACAGTTCTGAATGTTGAGTTTGAAAATGATAAAATGACTGGCGGTTATGAATTAAAAGTTTGTTTGTTGGGTTTTGCGTTTATTATTAGATATAACACTGACAAAGCATTTAGATTATTTAAAAAGTGGGAAAAAGAAATAACTGAAGTTGGAAAACATGAAACAACCAAGAATAAAAGATAAGATAGTTTTGGAAGACTTTTTGAAATATTACGAACAACACCCAGAGCAAAGATTTTTACAAGCTATTAGAAATTGGCTAGGTTGTAACTTTCTAATAACCTCAACTCATTACAACCCTGAAATGTTTAATAAAGAGTACCTAGAGAAGAACGGGGTGGATACTGAAGATACTTTTTATATGTAGCAAAAAAGCCCTACCGACTTAACGGGGGCTTTTCTACTATTGCGGAATAATCGTCAGCTATGGGATTATTATGCAATTTTCACTCCTCACGTTTTAGCGAGAAGTGTTTTTTTCCACATATGTTTACTGGCGTTCCATGGCTGGAAGCCACGAGATAAGTATAGATTTAGCATTTGCATTAAGTTTACATCAACATCAAAAAGATAGTCAGGACAGTTTTTACCTTTTACGTTAATCTGTCCGAGACCACAATCAACCGACCATGCTTTATGGCGGTCTTCCGGCTTGCAGGACATTGACTTATTACCATAGTAACAATTCCAGTTTTTAGCTTTTGGATTAAAACCGCTTTCACTCTCAATGATAGCAAGAAAAACAGGTATTTCATCATCAAGCCAAAAATCGGATAACTTGGCTTCTATTTGTCTTTGATAAAATTCTTTTTCGGTCTTTGGAAGCTCTACTGCGAATGTACTGGTTGGTAAAAGGAATAGCAATATTAAGAATGGCACTCCCTTATTATACCAAGTTTGCAAGATTAGTCTATACCTAGTTGGGGATTACTAGCATAGCCTGTTGTTGTCCTAATTCTGCATTCTTTTGAGCAATAAGAAGCTCTTCCATAGGGAAATTCTTTTTTACAGCCGACACAACGTTTTTTAGTGGGTTTTAATTTTGGATTCTTTTTAATTCTGGCCTTTTCTTTTACAACCTTAATTCTTGTTAAAGATAATTGTTTTTTATTGGCTATCCAACAAGTAGGACAACGCAGTCTTTTTTTAGAAGATGCTTCAAATAACGCTTCGCATACCTTACACTCTAGCCATACTTTTTTTCTTTTATAATTGTAAAGTAAGGATTCTACGTGGATTGAGTTTTCTTTCATGGTCTTGATTTTATTTCCCTATTCCAGTAATCAGCGTCAGCCTTTACGTTCTCGTTCCACGATTTAAAAGACATTAAGTGTCCTATAAATAAATGGTGGTCAGGGCAAAGTGTAATAAGGTTGCTCGATTCCAACTCTAATTCAGGAAATTTATGGAAAGGCTGGCAATGATGGACTTGGAGAGGATTAAGTAGGCTAGATTTTTTATCACACACAGCACAGGTGGGATGTTTTTCTAAATGTGCTTTGCGGACAGTAGACCATTTACTTGAGCGTGTTGCTCCAAAAGTACGACTACTAAAAATAGAAATCAACCAGTTAATCATTTCTTAAACTATTAGGCGGTGTTAATAAAGGCACGTTATATGGTCGCCCATAATCTATTCCTGTAAACTTACTTATAAAATATCCTGAAAATAAGAGTGTCGTAAGAGCTAGACCTATTAAAATACTTTTATATGTCGGCGTCATTACACACATTATACCACCTCTATAAATAAACACCTGTGGAAAACTTATCCACAAATCGCTTGACTTGTTTTTTAAATGGGTATATACTTTCAAATATGAAAGGTAAAGCACAAAGCGAAAAGTTTATTTCTACACAGAAGTTGATTTCTCGCTTTGCCTTTCAACAAGCTAGGAAGACCGTCTCTTAATTGGGGCGGTTTTTCTATGTGCTGTTTTTACAAAGTTTCTTGAGGTGCTATAAGTACATTCACCTTAAAATAAACAATGACTTAGTGTTCGTAATTTGATGCAAGTCGCCTGACTTTAAGCTAAAAGTGTCCGCTCTGTTCACCCCCTAACAACGGACGACCCCATCAGATTATGAATAATTACAACGAAGAAACCACATATACTGAACCTAAACGTATTTCCTTGATATTGGGGGATACAAAGGGGGTAGTATTACCTGAAAACAAAATCAACTCAGAGCGAGCAATGCTTATAAATGATTTCTTGGTAGAAATAAACAAAGAAAGGGAGGGAACTACTTATAAACCAATGACAGCGAGAGGCGTTGCAATTAAACTAGGGCATATTCCAACAAACGAACTTTATTATTTTTACAAGGTGTGCTTTAAAAGCAAAAGTTTTGGAAGAACATTTTTCGGAGCTTTGAAGATAAAATAGTTATCCCCACATTTAATAGACAACAGAATCACTAGATAATAAAATATAAAGATGAACGAAATAAATTCTTACATTTTAAAACTTCAAGGAAAGGCAGAACTTCCCGAAGAAATAGAGATAAGTGAGAACTACCACGTTTCCCTAGAGGGTAGTATCACTTCCTATAGCCTCCACGACAACCAAAATGGCACCTACGACAAGATTTTTACCTTTAAACCTATCAAGGTAGATTTGCTAACAAATAAGGGTAAATCTCTTCATTTGAAGGACACACGCTCATCTTCTCAACTGTTCCGTGGAAGTTTATATAAGAATTGGCTCAACTCACAAGCAGGATTAGATTTTGACACTTGGTATGTTAATGGAATGTTAGAACTTATTAAAGATAAAGATACTGTGGCGGGTATGTATTTTCCTAAATGAAAATCTTAAATCTATATGCTGGAATAGGTGGAAACCGAAAACTTTGGGGTGATGAACACGAAATTACAGCTGTGGAGTGGAAGCCAGAAATAGCAAAGAAATATCAAGAGTTTTTTTCTAACGACAAAGTGATAGTTGGAGATGCCCACCAATATCTTTTAGAACATTATTACGAGTTTGACTTTATTTGGAGTTCACCACCTTGCCCAACTCACACAAGAATGAATATAGCTAACCAGATTTCTCCATATAAGGATAACGCTAAACAGATACAGCAAGGGGGGGGTATAAAACCCCGTTATCCTGATATGAATTTATATCAAGAAATTATTTTTTTGAAGCATTTCTTTAAAGGAAAATGGTGTGTTGAAAATGTGGTAAGTTATTATGAACCCCTAATACCTCCTAACGATTTCGGTGGACATTATTTTTGGACTAACTTTATTTTAAGAGATTTTGCTGTTGGTGGCCGTGGAATGGGTAGAAATGATACAACAAGAGAGACTTTAACCAAAAGAAAGGGTTACAAATGGGAGGACTTAGTGGGGTTAGATAGAGAATTAGTTTTAAGAAATTGTGTAGAGCCTGAATTAGGCAAACATATATTAGACCTTGCGATTAACCCAATAGAGATACAAACAAGCATATTTTAACAACGAAGCAGAAAAAGAGTTTATTTTACAAACAATAAAATATAGTTAATGAAGAAAAAAACAGACGCACAGCTTAAGAAGATACTTTGGAAAATAGTATCTAAAAGGGTAAGGGAAAGAGATAACTACATCTGCTTTACTTCAAAGAAAAAAGTAGAGGGGGCGAACGCTCATTGTGGACACGGATTACCCAGCTCAATTTGTGGCGGTCGTTTAAGGTATCACCCCAAAAATCTCCATTGCCAGTCGTATCACGAAAATATAAATCTTGGTGGAAATGGAACAATCTATTATCAAGAACAAGTGAAGCGATATGGCAAAAAAACAGTAGATAAATTATATAAACTTAAAGATAAATATATTAAGGTAGATAGTATTTTTTACAATAAACTTATTGACTTATACACTAGTGGAACTTGGGAAGATATAGAAAATTACCTTGCAAAATAAGGCTAAAATAGACGAGAAAAGTTATCCACAAGAAAATATAAATACCCCTTGCAACGTGTTGCAGATATGCTAATGTGTAGATATGAGAGTAGTAAATTATCAGTACATAAGTCTTTATGGCAACAAGGCAGAACGCCAACTAGCCAATAAGATTTTAAACTTTCATTTTAAAAGGTTGATACTTAGTCGAAAAGTAGACAACGAAGCATTATCAGATTATATGAAACAAGGATTACCAATGAGCTACATACACAACCACGCAGAAGCAAGGCAGTTAGTGAGAGATATTAGAAAGAAAAGAAGTCCAATAGTGCATTTCTTTAAAGGTCTAAATATCGCTCAAAAAGACATCAACAAGTTTTTCGTAAACAGTTTAGGTGCGTTAGTGTTTGGCACATTTTTAGTAATCCTCGCAACAATCACTTTATTATTAGTCCCAGTAGTACCACTTAATTAAAATGAACGACAAAAAAGTATTTGATTTTATGGGCAGTCAGATGAACGTGATATTAGACAATCTAGGTAAAAGTAATAACGGCGTTGTCTACAAAGAAGAACAAGATGCGATTGACCGAGCAAACGAAAACGACATTGAACAAGAGATGTTAGACGAAATCCAAGAAGATACAACGTCTATGGAAGAAAAAGAAGCATTATTAGACGATAAAACCTTTTAACATGGAAATAACAACTTGCCCCGATGCCGACAGTTTAAAAGCCTTTAATTGTCAAAGAGAAGAACAGTGCGATGAGTGTTTTCTGGTCGACCATTTAAAAGAGTGTAGCGGTTGTGAACATTATGACCACCCACAAAAAAATGATTAAAGAAATTGACCCGATATTTGCTGTAAAAAACGAGCAAGAATTAGTCGAGTTTTTACAAGACGAAAAGGACGTTACGGAAATTAGTCGCCTTAAAAAGCAAAAGAACGGAATGCCCTAATAATTGATGTGGGTGATATGTTCGACGTGATGCAAGGCAGATACGACCCACGAAGGTCTTATGACGACCTGCGCCCGGAATATAAAACATCAACTTATCTTGATGACATTGTGAAGGACGCCGCCGATTTCTTCAAGCCGTATGCCAAAAACTTTTTAATGATTGGTCGTGGTAAAAGTCCTAACATTTTAATCGGTAATTTAAGAAGATTCATACTGTTGCTCCTACCAATAATAGTAAAAATACTAATCGATATCTAAATCCAC